TTCAGTGAGCGCTGTGGTGCTGGCCAGGTCGCTGGGCTCGTTGCTGTACACGAACGCCGTGAAACAGGCCGCGATCTTCGTTTTCAGCAGCATCGCCTGGGTGATGTCGTCAATATCCCGCAGGTGGAGCAGCACGGCTGACCCAAAAGGCACGCCGATGGCCTGCCCGGGGCGGTTCACTTCGTAGGTGTGGATGATCTCCGACGCAGGCACGAAGTCGCTCTGGATCTTCACCCCGTTCCATTCGGTCTCGCCCGGGTGGGTCTGCCGGATCCAGTAGCCCTCCAGCCGGCCGTCGCGGTCGTACTGCTGGCCGAACTTGATCCGGCTGCCGTCGTCCCGGCTGAAATCCAGCATGTCGGGCTCCATCACCTGCAGCCGCAGGCCCACCAGCCCCTGATCAGCCATACGCTCATCCATCCGGCGGCGGATCAGGCAGCTGCCGCGCACGGCGGTCGTTCTCGCGATCAACGACTGCAGGCCGTACCAGTTCAATTTCCCGGCGTAGTCGCACTCGATCGTGTCCGCCCAGTCGTTCCAGGCCTGCTCATACCGGCGGCTGCCACCCTGCGGGCTGCCGATGATGCCATCCCCCACCCAGTTGTTGACGATCACCCGAACCGCACGATTGGCCCAAGGGTTGGAATCCACCAGATCCTGGTGCCGGCGCGTCAGCAGCCGCCAGGCGGTGCGGATGTCAGCATTGGGCCCGCCGTTGCGGGTGTACCAGTTCTCTGTGCGCCTGGATTCCTTTGCCGACTCAAACGCCCGCAGGTGGGTGATGGCCAGCTGTTTCTGTGCATCCTTCAGCGCCAGCTCCAGCTGATCGCGGGTGGGTCGCTTGGCCATCAGTCCCTCTTGAAGCTGGCGTAGTGCCGGCGGCGGCCGGCGCCGGCGATGCCAAGATCCTCCTCCATGGTGGCCTTGAGTTTCATCATGTCGGTGAGATTCCGGTACGAAACCTGCCGGCCGTTGCTGCTGACGGTGGTAACGCCCTCGGCAATCGCAGCCACCAGGTCGTCGTACTGCTGCTGCGTGAATGCCATCGGCGACACCTCCTAGGTCAGGCTACGGATCAGCGGCTGAGCCAGGAGCCTTTGCGGCGCTCGACCTGGGTGGGTGCCACCGGCCCGCTCAGTTGCGCCTCCAGCTGCTCCCACATCGTGGCGCGGTTGTACTTCCGCTTCAGCAGCTCGAGCATCGCCAGGCAGTAGACCTTGAGGTCGAGGGGCTCGTTGCGGGCGCCGCTGGGTTTGATCCACTCCAGCACCTGGAACCCTTTCACGTAGCGCGGCTGCAGCCGTTCACACGTGAGGCCCTGCAGATACTCCTCCGTGGTGGCGTTGTCGAAGTGAACGAACCCCGGGCCCGGTTCGTCGATCTTCAGGCGGCTGTAGATCGTGCGCTTCAGTCCGTGCGTGCCCACCAGGTAGAGCGTCACGCCGTTTTTGATCGTGCGCCCGCGGAACGTCACGTCCTGTTTCGAGGGCTTGCCCAGCACCGGTGAGCCGCGCTGGCTTGAACCCTTGATCGCAACCACACCCTCACGGCTGTACTGCCGGCAGTATTCGTAGGCCTCACCGGTGAAGTGACCACCGGTGTCCACCGCGCAATGCACGGCCTTGATCGTGCCGCCACCTTCCCGGGGCCAGGCGATCTCGCGGATGGTGGTCACCTGTTCCCACACCTCATCCTGTCCCGGGTCGCCATCGATCTTCTGGTGCCAGATCCGCCAGGCCTCCTCGCCCTTGCCGTAGCCCCAAACGGACACCTCCAGCCAGGAGTCCTGCACGTCCACGGCCATCACCACCGCCAGCACGCCAGCCGGGCAGGTGCCGTGGTCGTAGCCGCCGACCCGGGCCATCAGGCCATCGGCGGTGACCTTGGCCAGGCTCTCATCCTCCCAGGCCTCAGCGGCCCGCTTGTTCACCCAGCCCTTGAGCAGGAGGGGGTCAGACTTGGCCCGCAGGAACTCATCGCGGATTTTCTCCCAGCTCAGCCAGCCATAGGGGGCGTACCAGCCGGGGAGGTGAAATCCGGCCGTCTCGCCGTCACCCTTGGCCGTCGCCTGCCAGATCCCACCGGCAAGCATGGTGCTCTTGTGGTACTGCGCAACGCGCTCACCACAGGCAGGGCACTCGCAGAACACCTCACCGTCCTTGGTGTCCCAAACCATGTGCTGCCATTCGATGATGGCGTGGGCGCCGCAGCAGGGCATCAGGGCCGCGTAGCGGCGGCGGTCGGATCTCACCTCAAACTCGGAGGTGATGCGGCAGGCGCCGCGGCTGCCGGGGGTGGAGGTGACTAGGGCTTTGCGGTCGGGGAAGTTGGTCTGGCGGGCCTCGGCGTTCTCCAGCGGGTCGCCCTTGTCATCCATCTCCAGCGGCAGGCTCGACACCTCATCGGCCCACACGTTCTGCGCCGGCATACCCTGCGCAGCGCTGCCGCTGTTGCCGCCGATGATCGACACCAGCATGTCGCCCTGAAACTCCTTTAGGAACATCGCGTTCGCCGCGTCCCTGGACTTCGTGCTGATCGACTTGGCCGCCACCGCCGGGGAGTCGGTGAATAGCGGCGTGAGGCGCTGGCGGATCTGCCGCTTGGCGAAACTCTCGGTCGGGAACATCGCCAGGAACGGCGACGGGTCTAGGGCGATGGTGCGGCCCAGCCAGTTGAGGCCCACCTCGGTCTTGCCGGTCTGTGATCCGAACAGCAGCACCACCCGCTTGATGCGCTTCTCGCGGGGGCTGAGCAGGTCCATCGGCTCGCGCAGGTAGGGCACCCGGTCGGTGCGCCACTGGCCGGGCTCGGAGCTGCTGCGGCGGGTCAGGATCCGGTTCTGATCGGCCCACTCGCTGACGGTCAGGTCGAGCGGGGGTTGCAGGGCCTCGATGAAGGCTTGGCGGTAGATCGTCGCAGCGTCAAGCGGCCTCATGCTGCAGCCCCCTGAGCGCGTTAGTGATCTCGGCCTCTAGCAGATCACGCACCGCCTGAGTGTCCTGCATGCTGGCCACCTTCGCGGCGTTGCGGCCGGGGATAGTCAGCAGCAGGTCGCGCACCTGGCGGCCCAGGCGGCTGGCTTCCTGGCGCACCTCATCGGCGCTGATCAGCTCCTTCTTGGTTTTCTGCAGCTCCAGCCGGGTGAGCTCCGCCTCATAGACCGCCTTCGCTCGCTTGGCCTGGGCTAGCGAAGGCCCGCCGCCCTCCGGGTGCGGCTGGCGGGTGTTTGGTGGCTCCGGCAGCTCGGTGCCGTTGTCGGGCATGTTGCTGGTGTTGCCGGCCCACTGCGCATCGGCCAGCGGGGCATCAATCTGCCAGCGGCCGTTCACCTTGCGCACGGCAGGCTCGGTAAGGCGGCCGGTGTCGATCGCCTTGAGCACCGCCACGTGACTGGTGCCACGGAGGCCCCGCGCCTTGCGGTGCTTGGCGTAGGCCTCTAGGTTCATTTGGAGCGTCCGGGTCGGTTCTGCCCCGCCGCCTCACTGGTGGACCCAGGAGTCGCCTGCTTCGGACGCGTGCTTTGCCCACGATACATGGATGCCCCCATCTCGTCGATCTTGCTGAACGGCAGGATCGGCACTGTCAGCCGCTCGCGGGCGGCTGGGTTCAGGAAGTAGATGTATTTCAGCTGAAACCCTATTGCCGGGACCGCTCCTAGTATCCGTGCGTTTTTCTGGTAACTCCAGGCGCTTGATATGTCTGGCCTAGCCCTCAGTTCAGCAAGCATTGACTTCCCGGTCATGCAGAGATTGTTGACCACTCTGCCATCTGGCAAGCGATAAAGACTCTTGTTTTCCTTGATGTCTATCAGATGAAAGCCTGAAGCCCTGTAAATGGTTCCGTCTCCGCATTGGCACGCATCTGAAAAGCTGACAATCCACTCAATCCAGGGGTAGGACCCCTTTATTAATCGAAAGGCGATAGATAGAGAGCGGCTTTCGCTGTTGCGAGGAAGGCGATCAGAGAAAGCCATCCTGTTTAGCTCCATCGCTCCAGTCCATTGCGTACCCTCTACCAGTGGCAGCATTTCACGCTGCTTCATGCTGTTACCGAATGACATTACCCCTTCGGCTTTGCCTTTCCAGAGCACGCCTAAATGCAAGCGGCTGTTGTTCACTGGCTTGCCACTGTAGTGATAGCGGCGCACTAAATCTCTGGCTGCGGTTGCCCCGATCGGCGCCACTCGCAGATCCTTAGCTGAGCCCATGGTCGCCACCCCAGCTCAGAAACAACTCAGCCACCCTGGCCAAGCCGTTGCCGTTGCCGTTTTCGTTGCCCGTGTCGGGAAACGGTCCCATGTCTTTCGCTTTGGCTATCGCCTCCTTAATGATCTCGGCCTGATCGTCGTGCAGGGTGAAGGTCATCTGCTGGATCGGTTCGCGGTCACCTGATGGCAGGTCGGGCATGTCATCTAATTCATCCACCTCCGGCGCCAGCATCCCGCTCAGTTCATCCACTGACCAGCCGAGCAGGCTCAGATCAAACTCCACCGCCTGCAGCCCCTCCATCTCAGCGGTGAGCATGTCCACATCCCACCCCGCATTCAGCGCCAGCTTGTTGTCCGCCAGCACGTAGGCGCGGCGCTGGGTCGGCGTCAGGTGGTCAAGCACCACCACCGGCACCTCAGCCAGGCCCAGATCCTTCGCTGCAGCCAGCCGGCCATGGCCCGCCAGGATGCCGTCATCGCTGGCCACCAGTATGGGGTTGGTGAAGCCGAACTCCTGAATCGATGCGGCGATTTGGGCTACCTGCTCAGCACTGTGGGTCCGCGCATTTTTTTCATAGGGCACCAGCCGCTCGATCGGCCAGCGCTCCAACTTGTCCGGCATCACCGGCGGCGGGGCCTTTCGGGGCATAGGGTGGGGTGGCTGCTGTAACCAGGTTACAGGGTAAAAAACCACGCTTTCAAGCGGATTCTCGGCGGTTTGCTCTCAAAATTCGGCGGACCCTGTAACGGGCAGGGCGCCGAGTGTAACCAATTCTCAATAGTCCCGCTAGGAAAACCGTGCGCGACGGGACGACCCATGCTAAGACACCCCAGGGAGGACCCAAGACACCTTGCGCCGCAGTCGTTCTCACTGTTCGCAATAACTCAGCCGCTCCCCGGCCGCCCCACCGTTGGGCTTGTTGATTCTCAATAAGCAATCAACGAGCAGTCGCGAGCGCTCGTTCGAGTGAGCTGCGCAGGTACGGGCCAGCCACGCGGCTCACGGTGGTCTGGCCGATGCGCTCCATCGGGAACCGCGGGCGGTAGCGGGGCTCGCGGCTCACCTCAATGAAGTACGGGAACAGCTGCTCGCGTGAACGGCGGTAGACACCAGCCGGGCGCCCGCCGCCCTTGGGTTTGCCGATGAAGAATCCTCCGCGGTTGGTCGTGCTGAGGCCGCGTGCGATCTGCCCGAACAGCGCCTTCCTGGGATTCCCTCTCCCGTCCAAGGCCAACCCCGTAGGGACCAGCTTCCCCTGAATCCTGCCCCTGCTCAGCCCCCGGAAATAGCCCTCAAACCCTTTGGGGTAGCGCTGCCCGCCCCGTACCTGCGGGCCGAAGTAGGGCCTGTTGGCCTGAGCCCCCACCAGGACCGTGGGGTCCTGTTTGGTTCCCCGCTGCACCAGGAAGGCGGTCTCAGTGAACCGGGTGGGGCCGTCGAAATACTGCCGGGTTCCCTCTGCCAGCGCCTTGCGCACATCGAACCCAGTGCGGTTCAGGGCCTGGCTGATGGCGAACGGCATTTGCCCCCGCATCGTGCCCAGCCAGAGCAGCGCCTTGGGGAGATCGGACTGAATGTCCAGGCGTAGATCAGCCACGCTCAGAACCGGATACCCACCCCCAGTCTGGCCACCCCCTATTGAGATTCAGGAGCAGACAGCAGCTCCTCTAGCTCCATCCGCTGCAGCTCCAGATCAGTCGGCAGATCCCATGCGGCGAACTCTTCAGGGTCAGCAGCGCTGACAACGGTTAGGCAGCCCACCGTCTCCCATGACGACACCCAGTTGAGGATCAGTTCCTGCCACCAGGTGAGCCACGGTGTCGAGCGGTCCAGCAGGTGCCAAGGGGTGGCAGCGCGTTTCACCGTGGCAGGGCATCTGCGCACAGTCTGCCAGCGCGCATAAAACCCCCGCCTGCCAGGGCGGGGAACGAAACCACTCGGACGCCACGTCCAAGGGCAGGGTAGGGAGCTGTTCTGCGTTGCCCTACCTGCCCTACCTCGCTGCCCTACCTCAGGGCCAGGTAGGGCAGCCGAGATCAAAGGCCAGGACTGCGGTTTGAGCCCATTGCCCTACCTACCCTACCTATTTCTAAGGAATAGAAGAAAAGGGGTAGAGGGAGGGTAGGGGGGCAGCTGCGGGTAGTTTCAGAAATAGGTAGGGCAGTAGGGCAGGTAGGGCAGACACAAAAAAACGCCAGTGCTGGACTGGCGTTTCAACTGCCCTACCTCAATTCAGCAGGTAGGGCAGAGGTG